CCAGGCGCCACGCTCCGAGCCGATCCAGCCGGCGCCGGAGCCGAAGGGGGGGGACCCCAAGCCCCCACCCCCCTCCTCGTTCACTAAGTATTATTACTCCGTTGCCAGTGCGTGCAGAGATATAACCTGGTAGACGGTGCCTGTACTTGAGAGCGGTGTAGGGATCCCCCCTGTACGCTTCGGTACCTGGTACCGTAGTGGGGGTGGGGGGGGCGCTCAAGGCGACCCCCCCACCCCCACATTACCGTAGTTTTGTCCCACCATTCCATCTGGGACGCTTTAGGTAGGTCTATGGAGGTACTAAGAATGGCACAGAACGGTGGGGGACGAGGATGGTCGACTGATGAGGAGTCGGGTGTGCAGACGATGCCGGATCGGTGGCGTTCACTCTTGGAGTGGGTGTTGGCGGGGCCGGAGCGTACACCGACAACTCAGAAGGCTTGGGCTGTTGAAAACGATATGCACGAGGATTCGATTCGTCGGATCAAGCGGGATGTCCGTTTTGTCCGGGAGTGGGACCGCCGGGCTGCTGAACTGAATGTTCACCCTGAGCGCACTCAGACGGTTATTGACGCTCTGTATGGTGCCGCTGCTGGCGGGGATGTGAAGGCTGCTTCGTTGTACCTTCAGTACGTTGAGAAGTTCACTCCGAAGCGTCGTGTAATCGTTGATGATGACCGTGACGCTACTGGCTTGTCGGATGCCGAGTTGGCTGACGAGTTGGAGTCCCTGGTGGCCGAGTTTCGGGATGTGTCGGTGCCTGATGGGGATTAGTCTTGTTTCTCAGCATGGGCCGAACCCTCAGTCGAGGACGCCTGATCGGTCTGTGTCGTTGCCAGATCCGAGGGAGACTGCCGCTGAGATGATGGGCGGTATCGGCAATGTCAGCAATCTGACGTTGAAGCGGTTGCAGAAGCGCCATACTTCTTTGATTGACCGGTATGAGGGTTTGGCGCCGGATGCGCCTGGTGCACCGTATAACCAGGAGCGGGATGATCTCCTGGATCAGATTGCGGAGGTGGAGGAGCAGATCCGAAAGATGGAGCCGCCTCCGCCGCCGCCTCCGGTTGAGGTTCTCGATTTGACTGATCCGGCTGCTCGTAAGGCGGCGTTGGCGCAATGGGGTGCACCACATTTGGAACCGTTGCCTGATCTTCCTCCTGATGTGCATACGATGGCTTCTGGTGAGCCTGGTCGGATCGGGAGGTCGAACCCGGAGGGGCCTGTCCCTGATTATGTTTCTCCGGAGCCGATGAGTGACGAGGAACGTCAGACTGGTAAGGAATGGATTGAGAAGATCCGTACTGACAATGAGGAAGTTCTGAATCCGGACTCATCGATGATGTCGTCGATATGGAATGCCGTGATGGGTGCTGTACCAGACATTGATCCGAAGACGGCGATAATGGTGGCGTCCGCTGTGGCAGCGGCGATTGCGGTTGGAACCGGGGTGGGTGGGCCTTTGGCCCCTGTGATTCTGGGTGGCGGAGCAGCGTTGGCATCTCAGTGATGCATGTGAGGCGCCGGCGGATGCTGGCCGAACTCCGGGCCGAGCGGTCGTCGGAGCGTGCTAAGGTGCGTCGCGAGGTGTACGCGATGCACATGAAAGGAGGCCCTTGTTGGGTGGGAAAGTGTTGCCAGGAGATGAGAACCAGGATTGGCGTGATGAGGCATTCGGAGAGCGTCCCATGTTAGACCTGTTGGGGAATCCGTTCCATGATGAGACACCTATCGAGGTGGGCGGCTTGGAGAACCCGGAGTCGTGCGACGCTTGCGGATAGTTGATGTTGCAGCGATCCTAGGTATCGCCCTGGGTGTATTCTTGTGTGCTACGATGGTGTTTGCTGTCGGCAGGGTGTTGCAGCAAGTGTTTCGATTCTAGGGAGGCTTTGTGGGTCGTTTGCGTGAAACCATTTTTGATGAGTGGATGGCTGAGGGTATCAAGCAGGGATTTTGTGGCCCTCCTGTGTGCGCTGTCCATGATGGTGCTCCGACTACGGAGGCCGAGGACATGGAGTTGTGGGATGGTGGGGAGCCTTGCTACCATGTGGTCCGCATGTACAACAGTAGTGAGGTCAAAGCCTTGGTGGAAAGAAATCATCCTCCTTCAATGTGGCGTAACGAGTGGACTCCGAAGTTGCGTCTTGTCGACATGCCGGAGTTGAATGGTGCGGCTGAGTGAATGTCGCGCTTATCAGAACTCCGCCAGGAGGCGGAGTGGCGGAAGTGTCGACGAGATGAGTCGTATTTCCTACGCATGTATTGGCATATTGCCCATCCTGCTTACGGTCGAATACTATTTGATCTTCGGCACGCCCAGTCTTTCGCTTTAGACCACTGGTCAACTAACCGTTATTCATTGACGTTGAAAGCCCGTCAGATCGGGTGGACAACTCTGGTGGCGGCACACCAGTTTTGGTTGGCGTTTTTTCACGCAGATCAGAATGTGATCGATTTGTCTCGCACAGAGCGTGAAGCGGTGCTGTTGCTGCGGAAAACGAAGTACGGGTTCTCGCATCTACCTTTGTGGATGGTGGAGCGTGGCCCCAGGTCATTGTTGGAGCATCAGCAACGCATGGCGTTCGACAATGGGTCACAGATCACGTCGATGCCGTCTGCGTCTGATCCGGCGCGTGGCGAGTCCGCCACGCTGATCGTTGTCGACGAGTGGGCGTTCTTGCCGAACCCTGAGGAAGCGTGGGCTTCTATTGAACCGGTGGCTGATGTGGGTGGCCGCATCATCGGGTTGTCTACAGCGAATGGTTCAGGCAACTTTTTCCACAACTTGTGGGTGGGTGCTTCAGCGTCGAACAACAAGTTTGCTTCCATGTTTTTTCCGTGGTCTGCGACAGAGGACCGGGACGAATCGTGGTATGAGGAAAAGCAGCAGTCGATGCTGCCCTGGCAGTTGGCTCAGGAGTATCCGACTACGGCGGAAGAAGCGTTTGTCCGGTCAGGTAACCCTGTGTTCGATTTGGATGTGTTGGATACTCTTGCAGCGGCTTGCCGGCGTGGCGAAGTCGGTTATCTTCATTCTGTGATGCCGAGAGTTGTGGAGTTCAGGGTATGAATCTGGAAGTCTGGTCACCACCGGAAGCAATGCACGGCTATGTGATGGGTGTTGACACGGCGGAAGGTTTGGGGCACGGCGACTATTCGTGCATCCAGGTGCTGGATCTGAACACTGGTGAGCAGGTCGCTATCTGGCATGGGCGTATCGCCCCTGACGAGTTGGCTGCCGAGGTTTTCAACCTTGGGTTGTGGTACCGGGATGCGCTGTGTTGCGTCGAGTCGAACAATCATGGTTTGACGACGATCACGGTGTTGCGTCAGTTGGGTTATCCCCGGCTGTTCCGGAAGCGTACGCTAAATAGTGTCTCGAACCGTATGACGCAGGAATACGGTTGGAAGACGACTCGCACGTCGAAACCGTTGATGATCGACGATTTGGCGACTGCGTTGAAGAATGAGGAGATCGGGTTGCGGGATCGGAACACGTTGGCTGAGTTGCGGACATTTACCCGCAACGAGAGGGGGTCGATGTCGGGTTCCCCGTTTGATGACCGTGTCATGTCGTTGGCGTTGGCGAACCAGATGCGGAAGTTCGCGCATGCCCCGGAGTACGCTGAGAAGGTCGACGATTACTGGACGGTTGACTGGTGGAAGCGTCTGGCGTTGAGGGAGGACGTGTCAGAGGATCCGTTTCAGATCGGTAAGCACACGGTTCGTGGGACACGTCGAGCAGACTATTAGGCATGCTTGTTCCCTCCGAGAGGTAGTTATGGCAAAGAACTTTGTTTCGCACACCAACGGCACTCAGACCATTGATGGTGCTAAGGGACAGAACAACAAGATGGAACGCGGCGATTCTGTCGTGGCGAACCCCATCTGGAAGCCTGGTGTTCCCAACTCGCCCAAGCAGAGGTTGGATGCCCCCAAGTACGCCAACCAGACTGGTGGCTACGGTGAGGTTTCTGTGCGTGAGACACCGTTCAATCAGCACGGGAAGTCCGGCAAGGTCGAGCCATCGAAGCCGCAGCCCAAGTTGCGCGGCCACAACGCCGGGTAATGACGGTCCTCCCCAGGGAGGCTTCCTACCCGGAGTTCTGCGATTATGTGACCGGTCTGAAAGGACCGAAAACTAAAACAGAACTTGTGGATTTGTGGGAGTGGCGCCAAAAGTTGTTGGGTGTCCGTGTGGATACTGGTCGGGGCTTTCGATCCCAGTTGCCACCTGATGAACAGCATCTGAGCCGGGAGCAACGCGGCCAGAAAACGGCGGCAGAAGCGAAAGCGAACGGTCGAAACATCGAACGTCTGCCAGATAAGGTTTATTTCTGATGGCTCAGAAGACCAGGGCTGAACTACACGAGCAGTACACGCAACGGTTGCAGCGCACCCAGAGGTGGCGTGAGGACCAGGGCTTTGATCGGATCTGGTGGCGACTCATCGATCTGTACCGTGGCAAGCATTGGGGTTCGGCAAGTAACCGTTCTGACCTTGTTGCTGTAAACCTGGCTTTTTCGACAATCAATGTGATCGCACCGTCTGTGGCGGTGAACCATCCGAAGATTGTTGTGACAGCGAACGACGAGTCCAATGGTGACCGTGCCGCCTTTGTTGAGGCTGTCGTCAACCATTTGTGGCGTCACCACGATTTCCGTAAGCCGTTCCGTCGTGCTGTCAAAGACTTCTTGATCTTCGGTCACGGCTGGATGAAGGTCGGATGGAAGTTCCTGGAACAGGAAACTTCCTTGGCGGAACCTGAACGGGATCTGCTGATGCAGCAGGCCCGTTTGGAAGTCGACGAGTTCGCCCTGGAGTCTCCTGATCTGTCGGGAGCATTACCAACCGACGATGAGATCAACGCCAATCTGCCTGAAACGGCCATGATGGTCATTGAGGATCAGCCGTTTGTTGAACGGGTTTCCCCATTCGACATCTTCGTTGATCCGGAAGCAACCTGCATGGATGATGCCAGGTGGATCGCTCAGAAGATCATGCGGCCTCTGGAGGACGCTCAGAGGGATAAGCGGTACAAGCCGTCTGTTCGTAAGAACCTGGATGCTGACGCTGGAATAAACTCCCAGTACGCTTCTCAGTACGAGAATCAGCGTGACCGTATCCTCGACGAGGATCGTGTCACTATCTGGGAGTTTTACGACATTGCGGAGAACACGATGTCTGTGTTCTCCGAGAACAGCGACGGTTTCCTTATTGATCCGGTACCGATGCCGTATGCGTATGGTCAACCGTTTGTGATGATCCGCAACTATGACATCCCGGACATGTTCTACCCGATGGGTGACCTGGAATCGATTGAGTCTCTCCAGTTGGAGTTGGATAAGACCCGCACCCAGTTGATGAATGACCGGAAGCGGTACGCCAGAAAGTACCTGTACCATGAGCGGTCGTTTGGGCCGGCAGGGCGTGAAGCCCTGGAATCCGATGACGATGGTCGTCTGGTCCCGGTACTGGATGAGAACAAGTCGTTGTCGGATGTGGTGATTCCAATGCCGCAGACACCGATTTCGCCCGAGATTTACGCTTATAGTGAGATCATCGAGAATGACATCAACACGGTGTCGGGTGTGTCGGAGTACGCCAGGGGCGCTATGCCTGAGATCAGGCGTACAGCGACGGAAGCAAGCATTATTGCTGATGCCCAGAATGCCAGGGCTGCCGACAAGTTGGCGATCATCGAGATTTCGATTTCGGAGATGGGTCGTCGGGTCATCCAGTTGATGCAGCAGTTTATGACTGGTGACGAGATGGCTCGTGTCGCCAAGAAGGGCGGCGATTCCCTGTGGGTTCCGTATAGCCGTGACGACATTCTAGGCGAGTACGATTACAGCGTTGAGGCTGGTTCAACACGGCCGATGAATGACACGATCCGTAAGCAGCAGGCCGTGTCGTTGCTGAACGCTGTTGCTCCCCTGGTGGGAACAGTGATTGATCCGACGGCGCTGGCTTTGCATGTGTTGGAGGATGGTTTCGGAATCAAGGATCCGCAAAGGTTTATAATGCAGCAAGGGCCGCCGCCTCCACCGGGTGAAATGCCGGTAGATGAAGCCGCCGCTCTTGACGGCGGCCCTCTGCCGCCGGGGGGGCAACCTGGACCTGAACCTCCCCCAGGGCCAGGTTTGCCTCCCGTCTTCGCTCCTACAGGTGGTGTGCCACCCGAGTTGATGGCTCAACTCGAAGGCCAGATGGGTTTAGAGTTGCCTGCTCTGGGTTGACTTGGGACACAGCCCGCACAGTATTAGGAGCAACCTATGGACTCCTGGGGCTAGTGCCCATATAACACAGAGGGAACGGAACCCATTACGATGGATACTCCAGAATCTTCAACAGAGGTAGCGGCGGAACCTACGAGTTCGACGTACACCATCAAGGTGGACGGTGCGGAGTCTGAGGTCACCCTAGGCGAACTTCAACAGGGGTACCAACGACAGGCGGATTACACCCGTAAGACGCAGGAGTTGGCATCCGAACGTCAGCGTTTGGAGCAGGCCGAGGCAATAGTTTCGGCTTTGGAAGCGGACCCTCAGGGTGCGCTTTCTGCATTGTCGACAGCGTTCGGCATCGAGGACACCCGAGCAGTTCCTTCCACGGATGAGTGGGCGGATGAACCGGATCCTACGGAGCAGCGCATCGCTTCTTTGGAAGCGAGAGTGGCAACCCAGTCGCAGGCGGCACGAAAGCAGGCTTTGGAAAAAGAAGTTTCTGTTCTGCACGAAAAGTACGGTGATTTCGATGCGGATGCCCTTTACAGGCATGCGTTGTCAAACCGGATTCCGAACTTGGATGCGGCGTACGCTCATATGAACTTTGGTTCTTTGGCTACTTATGCAGGGAAAATGCATGAGGATCGAGAGATAACCGAAGCGAAGCGCAACACCCCCGTGGAGAATGGCACCTCACGCCAGGCTGGTGTAATCACTAGCACGCCATCAGATAAACCGATGTCGATCCGTGAGGCTTTCGCCCAGGCCAAAAAACTACACGGCACCTAGACCTAAGGAGTAAGAATCATGGCGGGAAACGCCAACTTTGATGAGATTCTCTCCACCACGCTAAAGAACTACATTCCGAAACTGACAGACAACATCTTCAGTGCACGGCCGTTGTTCTACGCTTTGACGAACGGCCAGACCATTCGTCGAATCAGTGGTGGCGCGAATATCGTAGTACCGATCATTTATGGTACGAACTCAACCGCTGGTTCATACAGCGGTACGGATACCATCGACATCACGGCTCAGACAGGCATTTCGGCTGCTGAGTATTCGTGGGGGCAGTACGCCGCCACCGTGACGATCAGCGGTATCGAAGAAGCCAAGAATAACGGCGAAGCACAGATCATTGATCTGCTGGAAGGCAAGATTTTCCAGACGCAGGAATCCGTTATTGAGAGCATGAACACCATGTTTTGGGCTGATGGTACCGGCAACGGAGGCAAGGATTGGAACGGGCTGGCGAACATTATCGGCGGCACGGGCGTGACCCTTGGTGGAATCGATCCGCTTGCCGCAGGCAACTCGTGGTGGAAGTCCACTGAAGTCAATCAGGCTGGTGCGCTCACTATAGCCAGCATGGCTAACATCTATAACACCATTTCGGTTGGTAACGACCAGCCGACCATTGCAATCACCACGCAGGCTTTGTACGAGGCTTACGAGGCACTATTGACCGGTCAGATTCGGTACACTGATACCGATATGGCTGATGGCGGGTTCCAGAACCTGCTGTTCAAGGGTGCACCCGTAACCTTCGATGACGCTGCTGCCTCTGGTCAGTTGCTGTTCCTCAACACCAAGTACCTACAGTTGGTGGCTCATAGCGATGTCTGGTTCAAGCCGACACCGTTCGTGCGCCCAACCAATCAGGACGCTGTGTTCTCACAGTTGCTTTGTTATGGACAGTTGACATGCAGTAACCGTGCCCGTCAGGGCTTCATGTACGGGGCTACCTGATCCTGATGGGACGAGGATTCGCTTACGCTTACAAGGCTGGCTCACGCCCATACGGGCAGCCCGCTGGTGACAAGTTTCGGGATTCGACACCACGGCCTCAAACCGTGGGATTCTCCCGCAACATCCAGCAAGTCAACCCGATAAGCAGCGAACCTGTCGTTCCAGAGGTTAGTAAGTGCAGCGCGCTGACCCGCAGCGGGGATCCCTGTAAAGGGAATCCTCCTGCGGGCAGCGACCTGTGCGTCTTCCATAGGGAGTAGTCGTGGATATTTCGACCATGCGGTCGTATGTCCGCTCCGTGGTAGATATCGACACCGCCGACATCAGCGACGACACTCTCAACCGTTTCCTGGGCGAAGGCTATGATGCCATCGTTTATTCGGAGAAACGATGGCC